TATAAGGGCGATATTGTAGATAATAATGAGCTAGACACCGGAAGATTCTTACAAGACCCGCTATCTCATCACGTGGTAAGCAATATCTCTTATAAGGGCAATATTGTAGATAATAATGAATTAGAAACAGGAAGATTTCTACAAAATTCACTACCTCATCATGCAGTAAGCAATATCTCTTCTATAGGTAATATTACAGATAATAATCACTTAGAAACAGGAAGATTCGTACAAAACCCACTATCTTATCATGTAGTGAGCAATATATCTTCTAAAAATAATCACACTTCTATCGAAGATATTTTAGATCTTGCTGATATTCCGGTACATCATAATGTATTGCATTACAGTGTTGGCGCGCCTATTTCAGGTGTGGAACAAACAAAATATTTCCACAATGATATTTCTTTATCAAGGTCTCTACCTAATTTTAATGCGACTACTAACTCATCTGACCAAAAAGTATATAAGAGACAGGAATATGATAATCAGATAGAATTACAACGTAATAAACCATCTACAAGTTGTGAGAGTAATTTAAAATCATATGGACATTCTGATATTTCTTCTAGAGACGCTAGATTAAATCAAAAAATCAACGCCGGCGGTTATTCTATTCCGGCTCAAATACCAATGAAAGAGCGTTCGCATATTTATTATCCATCAAAAGAATCAGAGAAAGCTAAAATGAATCGTCAAATTATGGAAAGTATGAATGGGAGATTTAACAAGTTTAATCCGTTCGCTGAAGTAAAATAACTTAATTTTAATTTTTTTTATAGTTTTAGAGTTTTTATTCTTGTAAAACTGCAAATGGAAAGGTTACAAGAAACGTTCATTTTAGAAAAATTAAAGCTTTCGATTGATAATGAAAAATTAGATAAGAGAAATAAAAATTATAAAAGAAGTGAAATATGCTCATACATAAACATGATTTTGAACCAGTCTTGTCAAACCGGAACAGACATGAAGGCATTATTTTATCTATTTGACACACTTTTTATATCCAAAACATGTAAAAAAGTCAACGAGAACGGTTTGTATAAGTTATCGAAAAATATAAAAAAGTACGTGAAAAAAATAGAACATTTATCAGTAAAAAGTAAAGAAGGACTTATATACATAACCCACTTTTTTTCTATAGACACACAGGTTATTATTAAGATACCTAAAAATTGCAAAGGTTTGCAATCAAAAGTGAGAGAGTATTTTATTGGAATTAATGCGATAAACCAATTAAGATATTTAACACCGTCTTTTGTTTACACTTTTGGAGCGTTTTTATGTCCAGAACCAACTAAAACGGGTGAGTTAGTATTGGAACCTTCAACAAAAAACAACACTGCTTTTGTAATGTATGAAAAAATTCCTGGTGATTCTGTTCAACATTTGTTAAAAAACGATCGTCTTGATTTCAAACAGTTTTTGGTTCTTCTTGTTCAATTGCTTTTAGGATTAGAAGTTGCACAAAGAGAAGTTAGGTTTACTCATTTTGATATGCACGCTGAAAATGTGATGGTGCGATATGGAACTGGTGATTCTAGTTCTGTAATACATCTTGATATGAATACGTATACTATAAATAATCCTGAGTTTATTCCTGTTGTTATAGATTTTGGAGCTGCTACTTCATATATTGATGGAAAATATATAGGTTCGTATGATTATATTTCTCATGGTATGCTAAACTTTATGGTACCTGGGTATGACATGTATAAATTTATGATTTATTGCGCACGTAAAACAACAAACCATAAATTAAAACAACATATAATATCAATCTTTCGTTTTTATAGAGAAGAAGATCCGTATTTTATTACTAGAGATAACGAAAAAGGTTTAGATGTTGCAGCAAAAGAGTATTGCAAAGAGTTGACATTTTCATTGGCTGCGAATAATACTCCTCTTATGCTGGTAGAGTGGTTATTAAAAGAATATTCAGATGAATTTTCCGAAAAAGTAATAGTTAAAGATCGTGAGAATTATATGTTTACACAGTACTCTAGAATAACTAAGAATTTTTATGATATCTTTAATTGTACGAGAATGAAAGATGGCAATGATAGACCTGAAGAAGGTATTTTATTGGTAAAAAAGCTTATACGAATGAATATTAGTTATGTTATGTCATTATATGGAATTAAAATGATTGATAAATACAATGTTTGTTTAGAATCAGATGAATTACAGTTAAAAATAAATCTTTTGAGAAATGAGCTTTTTGAATCAAAAGATAAATTGCTAGAAATTGATGAAAGCGTTTTGGAAAAAGTTTTTGATATTACTATTCCTAAACAAGAAGATCTTGACTCTTGTATAAATAAATTATTAAAAATAAGAATAAGACATTCTAACGCGAAAGAAAAGGAGGAAGTAGTTAGAAATCTAGAATCAATTATTTTGTATCAAGAGTCTTTAATTCCATTTCTACAATTTTATTTTACTATTTTAGAGTTAAATGAAGAAATTCTTATTGATTGGATAGATAGATTTAAAGTTTCAAATATTTACCACTTTTATCTTAAAAATATACATCAAATTGAACGCGCTAAAAGATGGGGACAAACTTTATTGGCATCTATAATATAAAAATAGTTTATTAATTGATTGGTAATTAATAAAAATGAACGATTTTGAGAATATACAATTGGTTTCTCAACCAAAGAATTTAAAAAAGTCTCTTTTTAAACATCAGCTTGCGAGTATATATCAAATGGAAACGTTAGAACGAGAAAAAGTTGTACAATGTGTATGGGGTGTTAAAGAAACTCGTCTTGGATTTAATGCTGATGTAACAGGGTATGGAAAAACTCTATCAATGATAGGTCTTATCGCTAGAAACAAAATGGAATGGGATTTGGACACACCATTTGCGAAAGAAATTGTTACAACAGAGGCTGCTGGATTAATAACATCTCGTCGTATTGAAAGATATGACAAACTTCCAACTACTTTAATTTTGGTTCCAACATCTATTGTTTCTCAGTGGGAAAAAGAACTGGAACATACAACACTAAAAGTTAAGATAATTGATTGTCGAAAGGAAGTTGAAGAAGTAGTTGTCGAAAATTATGACGTTGTGATAGTTACAACAGCAATGTTTAATAATCTGGCAATATCTTATGCTCGATATGCCTGGAAACGTTTTATATTTGACGAACCAGGTCACGTTAGAGTATCTGGTATGAAGGAAATTCAAGCTGGATTTTATTGGTTTGTTACAGCAACACCGGAAGATATTAATTTACGTCATAAAAATTGCAGAGGAAGTTTTATGAAGAAGGTGATTGGAGAAGAATTATGTAGAATTGAAGATCAGTTTGCCGGTATGATATTAAGAAATGATTTGCGTTTTGTACAAGCTTCTTTTACCACTCCTTCTACATACCATCATTATCATAAATGTTTTCAACCAGTCCTTAATGCTGTGCAAGGTATGATTAATAATAATATACACAACATGATAGCTGCTGGAAATATTGAAGGAGCTGTCATAGCTCTTGGTGGAAAGAAAACCGAAAACATATTGGAATTGGTGAAGAAAGACATACTCGAACAAAAAAATTCTACGGAAGAAGATATAATTATTTATCGCGACATTAAAAAGGACGATAAAAAGTTAGAAATCTCAAAAGAAAAACTTGAAACTATTACAATTAAGTTGTGTGAGCTTGAGAATAGATTCAATGATATGTTAAAAGATGTGTGTTCTATATGTACTGAAAAACTGAAAAACCCTATAATGGAACCTTGTTGTCAAAATCTTTTTTGTGGAGAGTGTTTGTTCATTTGGTTGCAAAGAAAACAGAGCTGTCCTTTATGCAGATCAATTGTAAACACGTCTGATTTAGTTTATCTAGGTGAAAAATCAAATGATGATAATAGTTTTAATCATAAACATAAACGTCTCACACCTCTAGAAAAAGTTACTGAAATTTTAACTTCAAATCTTACAGGAAAATTTATTATTTTTTCTGAGTACGATGCAACTTTCAAACCTATCTGTAGAATGTTGAAGGAAGAAGGAATTAATTTTTCAGTTGTTGTCGGAAATAGAAAAGCTAGAGATCAAAGTATTGAGAGTTTTAAAACAGGTGACACAAGAGTAATTTTTCTTAATTCAAATTTTAATGGCGCAGGTATAAATTTACAAGAGGCAAGTGATATTATTTTGTACCATAAGATGTCGAGTAATACACAAAACCAAATAATAGGTAGAGCAAACAGGATCGGAAGACTTGAACCTCTCAATGTTCATCATCTACAACTTGATATTTAAGAGTCTAAATAATAATAATTAGAGAGAATGGAAACGTTTCTGTGTTACGAGAGTTGTTGCACTCTTAAAATTAAACCATATGTTGAACAAGATTTACCATATGAAAAATTTCGTTCTAAAAGAAAGAAATCCGGTGTTTTTATTTGTGATCCGATAAGTAAAAAGGTACTTATTATTCAATCTCGTGGACATCTTTGGGGTCCTCCCAAAGGTACAACCGAAGAAGGTGAAACAGAATCTCAATGTGCAATTAGAGAAGTAAGAGAGGAAACAGGATTAGAGATTCGTGAAGAATGTTTATCAAATCCAATCGCAATTTATAATAAAGCAACCTATTTTTATTTGGAAATGAACGAATGCGAATTAAATGTACAGGATAAAGATCCTAAAAATGATGCAAACGGAATTGGGTGGATAAAAATTGGATGTTTAGAAAAATGTATTGAAAACGGAAACATTAGTATAAGTAGGCATTTTCGTATGCTATATAAACAATTATACGGAGTTGTTTTTCCAAATTCAGAGTTTACATTGGTAAAGAAGAAAAAACGTTTACGAAAAACACAGAATTACTTAGATCCAGAAAATTTGACTGTGCCTTTAGATCCATATTCAGGATATCCATGCCATTCTGACAAAAGTGAAACAGTGCACAGCCCGGTTTCTCTAAAAAAGTTAGACCGTGAGATTATAGAGCTCGAATTTAATAAAAATACACCAGGTATTATTTTACCATCATAAATATTTCCAGTACCGTTTATTTCACATGCAATCAAATTGTTATTTTTCTTTGCAAATTCCAAAAGTTCCGGATCTGGTTTGATGTAAATCATAGGTGACGCAATATCACTAAATTCCATAACAGCATCAAAACGTTCAATATTGTATTCTGTCATTTTTATCTAATGATAAGAAAAGTCATACGCTATTTTTTAATCTAAATAGAAATTTTGCATCATTTAAAGATGTCAATAAAATCATACGTTGAAGAATTAGAAACTATACAAGCAGAAATAAAGAGGAACAATCTTAAAAATTTACAATTGAGACAGCGAAGTAAAAAACTTGAGACTAGCATAAAAGAATACTTGGACGAAAAAGGCCAGCTTGGTCTTAAATATCAAGGAAAAGCGATAATTATGGAACAAAAGGAGCTAAGACCATCAAAGAAGAAGAAAGATAAGGAGGAAGCTCTTCTTTCTTTCTTTGAAGATCTAGGTGTGTCTGATCCAAAAGAAGCTTACTCTAAGCTTATTGAAGCTCAAAAGCAAGCTCCTATTGAAAAGACGAGTATAAAATTTAAGAAACTTCCAAAAACTTAAATATGAAAATTGGATTTTAATACATATTTTGTATTAAAAATATTAACGAGATATAAAATGACCACAACATCATCTTTTCAGACAGCACCAGACTGTTGGACTTCAAAAGAAGAAGCAATGGGACACAAAGAGATTGAAAATACGAATCCGCAATATCCTAACTTTAAGCAAGATATATTTCATGCAGGCGACGAATATCAATTCCAGCTCTTCCGGGATGCTACAAACGGAGAAATATGCCAAAATTTACCTTCTTTGTCGGACAATAGGTTTGGAGAAGAACCATTTGAAGTATGGGACAAGTATAAAAGTGTAGAAGCTGATTCTGCAATAAACACATTCAGGTACATGTTTCATAAGTTTAAGAAAGGTATTTTTGTAAAAATAGTGGATAACAAACTAAAAGTGTTTTTGCCATTCTCAAAAGCTAATTTTACAAATGAATGGGCTCATAAAATAGAACAAGATCGTGATGATATACTAAAAATGCTCAAAAGTATTTCTAAAGACGAAGGACGCTCTTATTTTGACGAAAACAGTGTAAATAAAAATATATACGAATGGTACGGAAATAACTGTCTTGTTCGATATGAATTTCCTTTGTCTGAAGGAGATTCTAATGTCGGAAATGTAAAGAATATGTTAGAAGAACTTTGTGTGGACCGAAAAGTTCCTGATATAGAGTTTTTTATTAATCGCAGAGATTTTCCTGTTCTCACACGAGATGGCACAGAGCCATATAACAATATTTGGGGCTCCAAAGATATACCTCTCGTTTCTCACTCTTATGATAAATATCTTCCTATTTTGAGTATGTCAGTAACTAAAAGATACGCAGATATTCCGATGCCCACATGGGATGACTGGGCTAGAATACAAAGTATGGATGGTAAATATTTTCCTCGTACAGCACAAGATTATTCTGCTACTTTTGACATAGAGTGGAGTGACAAGATAGAAACTGCTGTGTTTAGAGGTTCTACAACAGGATGTGGTGTTGATTTTGAAACAAATCTTAGATTACGTCTTGCAAAACTTTCAATTGATTCTACTCCAAAAGACAAACACGTAGTTCCATATTTAGATGCCAAAATTACGAAATGGAATCTTAGACCAAGGAAATTAGAAACAGAGACTAAACTAAAAACGATTGACATAGAATTTGTCAAATCCAAAGGAATTGATATTTATAAACGCAACTCTCGTGGAGAATACTTATTAATTGATGATAAAAAACAATACTATTCCCGTGATTCAAAAGGAAAATACATTCAAGATCCAGGTGGGTTGTATGTACCAGATAAGAAATATGGATATAAAAAAGTCCGTATGGACGAAAAATATATATCAAATAGTTTAACTCCAAAACAACAATCCCAATATAAATATATTGTTAATGTTGATGGTCACGTATCAGCATTTCGACTTTCTTTAGAATTAAGTATGGGTTCTGTAATACTTTTAGTTAATTCTGATTGGAAAATCTGGTACCGAGATTTATTGATAGAATATGAACACTACGTTCCTGTAAAAGAGGATCTATCAGATCTTATTGATCAGATTAAGTGGTGTAGGAATCACGACGAGGATTGTAAGAAAATTGCGAACAATGCGAAACTTTTCTTTAAAACTTATTTACAAAAAGACGGTGTATTGGATTACACACAAAAGATATTAATCAATCTTAAAAGAGAAATGGGAATGTACCTTTATAATTCTCTTTCGCCTCTAGACACTCTTATAGCTAAAGAACAAGCGGAAATCGATATGAGATTTCCTAAAACCGAAAAGAGTATTGCTGATTTGGCAGTTATTCCAAATATAGGACGTTGTTATGGGTTACTCCAAGGAATGGAGTGGGTAGTTAGAAAGGTTATTTCAGAAGCAAATTTTGAGAGTGTAGTAAAAATCGGAACTCAAATATGTAAAAATAAACTTGGAATAGTCAGACGTGCTGAACTTGCCAATTTCCATTTAGCAATTAAAACAACTTCTAATTCTGAAAAAATCAAAGAACATATTCATGAAGCATTCATCTGTTCTAATTCTTTAAATTATCTCTGTAAATATATTCCAAATTTTGCATGTGTCTTTGGCATGTACATGGGAAAACAAGAATCTGGTACTTGTAATATCATATCTGAATTTATTCCTGGTGAAACACTTTCAGATTATATAGATGGTAAAAATTTCTCTTTTAGAGAATTTCTTTTTATAACGATGCAACTTTGTTTTGCTCTTGAGGTTGCACAAAATACATGCGGTTTTGTACATTACGATTTAGCTCCTTGGAACATTATCCTTAAAAGAACCGAAAAAACTGTATTTTTTGATTACGTTCTTTCTCATACCCGTGTAATTAGAGTGCGCACTGCATGTGTACCAGTAATGATAGATTTTGGAAAGTCTCATGTAATTACAGATGGGGTTCATCATGGATTTGTTAATATGTTTAAGGTAACTACATCACAGGATATTATCACTCTTCTTGTAAAGTCTCTTGATAAAATTATAACTAGGATATTAAAAGACACAGAATTTTGTAAAAAGCTAGAAAAAGAAGATAAGGAGTACAAAAACAAAATTTTGTCACTTGCAAATTTTATGACAGGTACAAAATACAGAACAGCTACTTTTACCAATTTTGAAGAGCTCCGTGATTTCTTATTTTATGCTAGAAAATACTCATCACTCGTTTATGAAGATAAATATGAACTTGAACAAAAAACTCCGTTTGACCTTGTTAGATATATTATGTCTATGGGAATTAAGTTTACTGAAGTAGGAAATGTCCAAGAGCACGTATATAACATGGACAAGGGTAATGGCAGACAAGTATTTGAATACATTTTTGCGAATACAAGTGCAGAACGTATCGAAACGTATGTAAGTGTTTTTTCTCGATTAATGAAATCAACTTTACCACAACCAAAAAATCTTTTCCTTATATACTACACAATTCAGAGTTTAGAAAAAAATTTGAGTTCTGTAAAAGACAATATGCTTGAATTTTTGAAAAACGAAGGTATTCCCTCTGATAAATATGAAAATATATACCAAAATATTATGAATTTTTTGCAACGAGTGTATGGTAAGAAAATAAAATCATATACAAAAACCGATGTTGAGTATGATATAGATCAAAATTTTAAAAGGTTATACAAAGCACGATATACAGAGGAAACATTTCTTTGTCCTAGAAAGGTTCTAGGACTTCTAAAAGATGATCAAGGGGATGACCTTTCTGAGTACAAGCAAATTGTTCAAATGATATTACTTGACAGGTCAACATACCAACTGGAAAAGGAGGATATAGACTATTACACAAAAAACTTTGAAAAACTTCTTTCTGTAAACTCTCTTAATATGAAAAACAATATCGCTAATAGAAAAACGTTGCTTTTTATGTCAAATGAAATATATCAAAGAGACAATCAGTATTTAAAGACTGAAATGGCAAAAACAGAAAAAACCTCCGATGACGCGGAAGAGTATTTAAAACTTTACAAAATGATAATTGAAAAAGCTGAATAAAAAATATTATTGAATAAGAACATAGAGAATTTTCTTTTTATTTTCTTTCTTCAGTATAAATAAAATGTTTGACGGTAAATTTATTGCAACCCTCTTTGCAGTTGCTGTTTCTGTATTCGCAATTTGCAACTTTAATAATAAAAAAATTAGTAGCAACGAAGGATTTGGAATGAATCCTTCCATGACATGGAAAGTTCAAAGAGAACAAGCTGTTGGTAATAACCAATTTTATTCTGTACCTGGTACCTATCAAGCGATGCTAAGTCCTCGTTTTGACCCCGGTCAGCATGGCGCGCATGTAAAATATAATACTCCATGCAATGATAAGATGGCAGCTCCATATCATCCTCTAACATATGGAAACATGGTACGTGAAAATTATGGTGAAAGTTCGGCCACTAGCTGTGGAAGTGGGCGTGAAAACTCTGGCGCTCCAGTAATAGAAGCAAATCATGCATCCGGAAATTACAATAGCGTCGTTGGAGATTATCCGGATACAAATAATATGCTTCCAGTTCAAAATATGTCTACTATTAATACTGTTGGCGAGAATGGCGAGCCGGTACAAGCATATGTAATTGATCGTTTGATTTATGCTAACAGGAATAGTCGTCTTCGCAGGCTAGGGGATCCTATCCGGGGTGATTTAGCAATTGCTCCTAACACGGATAGTTGGTTTCGTCCTTCAGTACATCCGGGAATAGATCTTCAACAAGGTGCTATGAATGTTATGGGCGGTCTCACCAATGAAACCGCTCTCGCAATGGCAAGTCTTATTAATAAGACTTCTGGCCACTCAACTATCGCAGGTGTCGACATGACTTCCCGTGAATCTGTTGCGTCATTGAGGTCCTTATCTAACCCACAATCGATGAGCACATTGCAAGTCGGAGCATATTAAAGGAGACGAATAATCTAAGAATAATACTATGTAGAATAATACTATGTAGAATAATACTATGTAGAATATAAACAACCAGCCATAAAATACGTCTTACCAAAATAGTTCGACTACTCTAAAACAGAGAAAAGTCTAGGGGCTTGTAAACGTATTTGCTGATTTATATTTATTTTTAAAATTGAAATAAATATACCAAAAATTATCTAAACACTCAACTAGAAATGGAAAATAACATGAAACAATATAATATTCTTAAAAACACTTCTGACTCCGAACCTCTCAATAAAACGTTGTTTGTGTTCTATACACTTCCTACAAAGAAATGGAAGTATAAAAAAATTCCAAGTGGATGGACTTGGATTGGAAGTGGTTATACGAGTCCTATCGGATCTGAAAAAGTAGAAAAATATACTAACGAAGAACAATTTTCAGGACCACCAGAAAAAGAAAAAGATATGATAAAATTCTTAGAACATAAGTTTGAAAAATTAAAAGAAAAAAATGCTATTGGATCTTTTATAATTAAAAAAACATACATGTACTAAAAATAAGTAAATAATTTGAAAGTGATTTATTTGTTCAATCTAAAAAGAACAATCTAAAAGTACAAAATGAGTTCTTCGTCCAAAAAAATTGTACTTAAGAAGCTTAATTCGCATAATACTATTTGGCATCCAGAATCTACATTAGTCTTCAAGTCTCAAAAGGATAAGCTTGTAATTGGTAGGTACGTTAATGATGAAATAATACCTCTTGATGACGAAGCATTAAAACTGTGCGAGGTGTGGAAATTTAAAGCAGATGAATCTCTATTTGAAGAAGATTCTGAAAAGGTAGATGAAGAAGATCAGGAACAAGAACCTGATGATACAGAGGAAGAATCTACTCCTAAGGAAAGTGTTCCTAAGGAAAGTGTTCCTAAGGAAAGTGTTCCTAAGGAAAGTGTTCCTAAGGAAAGTGTTCCTAAGGAAAGTGTTCCTAAGGAAAGTGTTCCTAAGGAACCTAAACTTTTGCCCAATATTTCAGAAAACACTTCTGTTCGAGTTCTTACAGAAAGTTTTACGTTTCAGCTTTGTGCAGAATTTGATCTTCTTATTGGAGAGAACACATCTCTAAAGTCTCAATTGGAAGATACAAATGTTGCTTTTGCTGATTTGCAAAAGAAGTATGATGATATCAAGAAAAAGTTTGATACAATGAAGTCTCTATTTAATTAGAGAATAAATATGTCTTATTATAAAAATATAATAAGACATAAATTATATGAAAATTTTCTAATCTGAATCATCACTATCGGTTGGCGAATACTCTTTCTCTCTCTTTGGAGGTCCACGTCGAACTGGAGACGTCTTCTTACCTGTTGAAGTTGGTGCACTAGCCTTAGTTGATTTAGAGGTCCTTGGTGACTTTGAAGTATCCTTTTGCGCAGCAATATATTCCTTCAAAAATTGCTTTTCTCTACGCGTGATGGCAGCCTTTATCTGGATGCTTAACTTAGTACATATCTTGTCGATTTCTTCATTAATATTGAAGTTGCTCATTTTAACCTTACAAAAATTACTCTTTATATCAAATTAAATTATATTTTTATAAAGGAGGTATGAAATAAAAAGATACACATATTCCTATAAATACTAGTATACTTATTACTAAGCTAACTATCTGAGCTGTTTTAACAGATTTAATTTTGTCCTTGTCAACATCTGAATCATAATTATCACCACATTTATTTATCATATTTATGATTATAGATGGTATAGTAATTAAGAAAATAGTAACAATAAGACCTACAATTCTTATTTTGGTCACTGGATTTTTTATAAAACCTAGACCATTATATAATATCGCAAAAGTAAGAATTCCTACACCACAACCTAAAATTCCAAACGATAATTCAGGACCTATTGTATTTTTGACACAATCTGGATTCATTGTAGTATAAATATTAGCATAAATGCCTCCTATAATAGATAAAAATAACCCAAGTATAATAATAATCGGAACGCTTATAATTTTTAATAGATCAAAAATAATATAAAATATTAAACCTGTTCCAAAACCCACAAAAAATTCAATCATACTTGAATTAATACTAATACCTTTTTCAAGACAATGTTGTTTCGTATAATATCCAGAAGCAGATACTGCTATTATTATTATTGCTAGGGTCATTATAAATATCTTATCAATTATAGTTCCTTTCCCAACTCCTGATATTTTGTTAAAAACAGATCCACTCCCCTTTCCTCTTGTGATACCTCTTAATTTGTTAAAAACAGATCCACCTTCCTCTTCTCCTGTTGTGATACCGGTTAATTTATTAATAATAGATGTGCCAAATTGTCCTCCTGATAATTTATCAATAACAGATTCACCTGCATCAGTACCTGCATCAGTACCTGCCTCAGTACTTACATCAGTACTTACATCAGTACCTACATCAGTACTTACATCAGTACCTGCGTCAGTACCTGCGTCACTATTAGGTGTAGGTGTCGGCGTCATATCTATGGTAGGAGTAGGTGTTGTAGGTGTCGGCGTCATATCTATGGTAGGAGTAGGTGTTGTAGGTGTCGGCGTCATAGCTATTGTAGGAGTAGGAGTAGGTGTTGTAGGTGTCGGCGTCATAGCTATTGTAGGAGTAGGTGTAGGTGTTGTAGGTGTCGGCGTCATAGCTATTGTAGGAGTAGATGTAGGAGTAGATGTAGGAGTAGGTGTTGTAGGAGTAGGAGGTGTGGGAGTAATAGGTTCAAGTTTTTCTGTTAATCTTGTTTTTAGATCCATTATTTATAATATTATAAATAAAATAAATATATTGATTTAACTAATTATATTTTTTGCAATGAAAATAATATTATAATACAACAACAGTATTTTCATATAAAAAGATTTCTTAAACAATAATATTTGATACGTTCGTACATTTACTATTAATAAAACATTATTCCTATTTAAAAGCTGACGAATGTATAAATAAAATGCCAAAGCTATTAACAAATCCTCAAGATTTTAAAAGAAAATGCGATGATGTAGGTGTAACTTATGATCTATTGATTGAAGCACAAGAATGTTTAGGAAAACAAGCTTGTTCCAAGTTTTTCAAAGGAAAATCTAAAAGAGGAGGTGGAAGTACTACTTCTTCATCTATGGTAGAAGACTGGATATATACACTAAAATATGCTATTGATAATCCAGCTGAACAAGACAAAGATCCGTATGTACCTAGAACTGTAGAACCACTTGATGAATGGAAAGACTTTGTTACGTTGGTTAATACTCCAATTGAAGAAAATATTTACAACTCTTGGAAAAATTTAACTCCAAAAAAGATTGGACAAGAAGTTCGTAAATATGGATTAACATTTGGAACTACTAATTCAAACGCAATTAAAACACTACAAGAAAGATCTATGTCTATGGTAGAACGTCGTATCAAAAATTTTTGGAATAAAACTATTGAATTTAACCAAGAAACTAATCAAGAACTTGATTACAATGCTTTGAATATATTTCAACTTAGAGAAATTTCTAAAGATGTTGGATGCACTATTTACCAACAAAATAAAGATCAACTAATCTCTAACATTAAGAAGAGACAGCAGGATTTAAAGTCTTACTCAAACGACGAAAAAGAAGAGTATTCTAATATATCTTTGCTAACTCTAAAAATTATTGCTAGAAATAAAGGACTTACTCAATATAATAACCTTAAGAAAGAAGATCTTGTTAAAGCATTAACTGACTTTGATAAAATTGATGAAGAAAAAGATAAAATTACACTTGGAGGTATAGAAGTTATATCAAGACAGTCTGATGGATATATCAATGCTAGTCAACTCTGTAAAGCAGGTAAAAAATATTATAACGATTGGTTTCGGTTAGAAAAAACAAAAGAGTTTTTGACAGAATTATCACAAGAACTAAAAATAGATATTTTAACTGATAAAACAGAAAAAGTAGACTTCGGTGGTTTGATAGAAATTAATATGGAAAAGAGTGATGTAGATGAACAATCAACTTGGGTTCATCCACGTGTAGCAATTCAGATTGCACAGTGGATTTCTCCTAAATTTGCTGTTAATGTAACAGGATGGATTCATAAATTATTATCTACAGGAAGTGTCAAACTAGAAAGACCTATAAAGAGCTTTTCTACTCTTACAGAAATTGATATTGAAGCAGAAAAACTAGAAAATGAAGTTAAAATGTGTGAGTATACAAATGAGTTAGTTATTTATTGTGCTTATATCGGAAATGGATTAGTCAAGATTGGTTTTACTGATTCTAATCTTGTTAAGAGAGACAAAAAACATATGTCAAGTGAGTCATTATATCCTCAGTGGAGAATTATTAAGTTTTTCAAAGTATCAGGTAACAATATAGTGAAAATGATACATGAATTTTTGAAACATTACAAGGTTGATTTTTTCAATCAAAAAGAAGTATATAAACCAGTTAAAAATCTAACAAAATTTATTGAAGATATAGAAGATTTTTTAAAAGATAATGATCTAAAAATGACTATTAGAACCTTGCAAAAAGAGAATTCCGATTTAAAACTCCAAAATATGCAATTAAAACTAGATCTTTTAACAAATAAAACAGAAAAGTAGGAAAATCTTGTTTACTAACGTAATTTAGTATAATCATTTGATTATACTAAATCTTATTTTTGACCGAGTCAATGCAAATAACATTAACAACCTAAATGTATTTCGGTATCTACAAGTCCGTTATTATTGAAAATATAAACATGTACGTTTAATCCCATTGCAGTTGCCGCCTTGAACTTTGCCATATTATTCTGATATTCTTTGTTATAATAATATTCGCTTTTTACTTCAAGAATTGCATTGTCGGAAAGTATAAAACCAACTGGAAAATATCTGATCCTTTTGCCTGTGTCAGGATTATCATACCAAATCTCATCATGACCTTTATAACAGACAACGAGATCATCTTCTTTATAACCATCTTTAAGAAGAAGATCAAAACACATTGATTCATAACCTTCACATAATTCTGTGCGACCGCTTGGAAAAACATACTCTTTAACCTTAATCTCTTCCGATTCTTCTTCTACATTCATAATCTTATCCATTTTATCTTGATGATTTTCTTCTCTACACTCACATGCTTTAATGAATGCTTTTTCACCATACTTATTAATAGAAAAAGACTTTGTTTTCTTATTACCTTCCGAGTCATTCCATTGAGCTTTCCAACGAGATTTTAAGCCATCTTCAAAAATTACACCTGTTACACCACTTTTATTATTAGTTTGAATACCTTTATTATTCGCATTAACCTTGCCAGTGCCTTCACGAACATTAAATCTCAAATTATTAAGACCATTACGATCAATATGATCTACTTCTGTGAATTCCGGGTAAAATATACGATGTAAAAGAGCTTTTTCCATTTTAGCATATTCAGTTTTGTCTTTTGATCCTCTAAAAAGATATATTGATTTATCTTTAATAATATCATAATGTTCTTTTTCAAACATCATACATTTTTCATCAGAAAGAAATATTTCAAGAAACTCGTAATCTTTTTGTAATACAGGATGTGATATAACTTTCACATTTCTTATTCTATTTTTACTAAGTTGACGTTTAATAGATTCTCTAATTTTATAATTGCTTGCTAAATTCATAGCACGATCTCTGCCATATTGCTTTATACCAAAAGACTTGCTATTACCTCCTTGATCGGAGTGAAACGTAACTTTTATATGAGTTGCAGTCTCAGTAATACCTCCTTGATGACGACCACTATACCATTCACCTCTTTCCAGTAAAATTGGAACAGGTTCTTTAACTTTTTTTAATATTTTTTCATCTTTTTCATCTTTTTCTTGGTATTTACATGTATTACAACTTCCTCGAAAGTTACCTCGTTGACAGTTCGATGAGTGTATATGAAAACTACCGTGTTTACATTTATAATTTACATTTCTACCTTCTTCTATTGATACAAACTCATAACCAGCTTCTTCAATAATTTTTATTATGTTTTTTTGTACTACGGCTGAAGTTTTCTTTTTTGAACATTCAGAACAACCATTCCACTCAGGTCTTACAATTCCTTGTTTAAGAGTTCTTCCATCTTTTCCACAATGGCATATGTATTTAATATATCTTTTGTCTTCAGTATCTGGTTTCCAATCCAAACATTTTTTATTTTCCATTATATTATTAATATTATTAATAGTTTTTTTTGATAATCCTATTGTCATTTTTGTTTTTATAATATTGTTTATACTTTTAAGCCAATTTTATTTTTAAAACATTATAATATAATATAATTTTATTTTTGTATGTAAAATAACATAAAAAAGTATAAAACAGTCGAATTTTTGGGGATTCGGTGGAACTTTTTACAAAACGGGGAACCCTAAAGCTCCTCCGCTGACCCTGATAATATTGTTGTTAACGGCAGTTACAATGAATTCGAAACGCTGAGTGTAGTTCATACCACTATTAGACGGATAAAAAGTTGGTGATGCTCCTGGATTAGGGCCAGCTGAACCAATAGCAAGTGAACTTGCTTCCGGTACAATCGAAACATTTGTAAGCTTTCCGTAGTTAGTAGATCCCATCGGATCTAGGCTAATAAAGTCCAAAGAGTAAGAATAGGTGTGAAAACCGGTTTCTGTCGGAATCACAGGGGCGTGATACCAGGGGTTTACCAACGAGAAGTAGTCAGAGCCCATAGAAGCGAGACGATTAGTGTTCTCATAGATAAGAGAGGTCTGACGAATGGGGTCAGTTGAACCATTACCAGGCGAAAAGTTAATAACTCCAGCAGTACCACCACCGCCGCCATAAGTACCACCTGTAATACCAGTCCATATAGGAGAAGAAGTGTGATATACTGATTGCTCACACTTAGAAGTAGTATTACGTACAGCAAAGAACAGAACCTTGATAGCATGCGAGAAACGAATGTCAAAGGACTGTGACGGATTAGTAGCTGGAGTAAACGACTGGCGAGGTGCTGTTTGTACCTGCTCAATTAGAATATCACGAGGAGCGCAAGCCATACGCTTGCGCTCATCGTTTGAAACGATTGCATAGTTAGCCCACACCTGTGTGTTACCTAGGACAGGCGCTCCATTCACTAGATCAGCTGTGTCTATAGCAACACGTCGTTCGCCGGTGAGACCTTCATTTTCGAGAATTAAAAGTTCTTGCCAATCACGGAAGTAAAAATTAATTCGCATTTCATTGTATGGGAGCGCAGCAGTGGGAAGTGCTACACCGCTGTCTCGACTGTAGAAAAATGGAAGGGGTAAATTCAAAGTGGTAGCTGGTATTTTACTACCTGGCTGATGAGGTTGAATAAGTTCATCTACATTTCCAACCATGTTGATGTAACCATTTCGCTTACCCTCAGGTACTGTAAAAGCGGCCCAAAAGTCAAGATGATAGTTATCAAAACGAGCGGCAATCAGATCGTTGAAAGTGATTGAGCACTCCCGGACGATATTATGCATAAAGTTGCGAGTCCAACGTATACGTCCACTACCGCCACCAGCGTTTGAAACCGTATTTGGCATTTTTAGCGTGATAGGAGGGGTAGTTAAGCGAAGCCAAGTTTGAAGCATATAATCACCAGCTCGTGAAATAGCAACAGACCATTCCTGCCCGAAACCAGGCGAGCCTGCAGCTCGCGACAAAACGACTGGAACTTGAGTGAACCAAGTAGACTTCCTTGTCTCTCGGACGAAATAGGCAGTTGCATCGTGGCCACCATATAGGTACTTTTCAATTTCGTCGAAGGTAGCAAGATCAATGAACCCCGAAGTCACGTTCGATGTAGAGATGGATGACATTGTTTTATATTAGAGCAAGATTATTTTTCATTTTTTTAACGAAATATATACTTTAAATATTAAAATGAAATCTAAAATGTGAACTTAAATGAGTCTAATAAAAGAATAAAGGCAATGTCCGAACTAGATATTTTGAGTATAGACGCTAATATACGCAAGAATTTTGAGGAGGAGTTCTCAAAACTATCCGAATACGAGGAGAAACTAAATGAGATAGAAGAATCGCTGAAAAATGAAAATCTTCGTCGCAGGATACGTTTGAGTTTAGAAAAGGTTCGATGTGAGTTACTCTCACATATAGATGATTTAAAAACTAATAAAAATTATCACTTTTATGTGATGGAAACTGTGCCTTTCATAGAACAATATAAAGATATTTTAAAGACTCCTATTAAAGCAAGTTTTATGGGAAAAATTGTTAAAAAGGATAAGGAAAAAATTGAAGTCATTGATCTTTATCTAGAAGCGGCAACTAAGTACGTAAACGTAGAATTTGAAAATAATAAAATACAAAGGGTTACATGCCCCAACTGTTCTAATAAAAAGGACTTTGACATAATTGAAGGAAATACATACATATGTACAAAATGCTATGCACGTCAAACAGTAATGAAACATAATTCTTCATATACCGATATCGATCGAGTTAATATATCAAGCAAATACACTTATGATAGAAAAGTTCATTTTCGAGATTGCATAAATCAATACCAAGGAAAGCAGAATAGTACAATTCAAGAAAATATATACGACGATCTAGAAGTTCAATTTGATCGACACCACCTTCTCAGAGGTGATCCTGGTTCACCTAAAGAGATTAGATTCGCTGATATCACAAAGAATCACATACTTATCTTTCTTAAAGAGCTTGGGTATTCAAAACACTATGAGAACGTGCATCTCATCCATTATAATTTTACATGTATTAAACCAGATGATATATCTTATTTGGAAGAGCAACTTCTTGATGATTTTGACGTTCTGACAGATTTGTATGATAAAAGATTCAAATATATTGAACGAAAGAATTTCATCAATACGCAATATGTTCTTTTTCAATTGCTTCGTAGACATCGGCATCCATGTAAAAAAGAAGAATTTATTATACTCAAAACAATAGATAGAAAGTTCTTCCACGATGAAATCTGCAAGGATCTTTTTGAAGAACTTGGTTGGAACCACAGTCCTTTTTATTGAGTTTGATTTAAGAAAATTCTTTCTAATTATAAATAAATGACTTCTCGTATTCGATTTCGAGTTCACAATCATGAATACCCAGGAGATACTATTCTAAACGACAGTTTTCTAAGAGAAAGTTTGCAATATACTTCAACATCAGATGCTTTATTTGCTATAATGAGCATGATGTCTGAAATTGAGCCAGAATATGAGTCTCTTCAATTAGCAATACAAAATAGTGAGGATGACTTACAATTGAGAAGGCGCGAAGATATAGTCGTTCTTGTAGGAACGCAGTCTTATGATACAACTGATAAAAAATATGAAGAGTGTTCTATATGCAGTGATAAATACGAAAAAAAAGAGCAAGTATCAGTTTTAGATTGTGGACATGTTTATCATCCAAAATGCATTCAAGAGTGGGGAAGATACAAAACTTCTTGCCCCGTATGTATGTCAAAAATTTTATTTAGATACTCTAATTCTGAAGAGGTTGATTAATTATCACTCATTGATTTTAAAAAAAAAGACTATAACTAAATGCTATCAAAGATAAAACGCACATGGGTTGATTATGGATTTGAAATAACCCTCGCTTTTTGCATTACTTTCATCTTACTTTTCGCTTTATATCGTAATATAAAGGGTGAAAGAGGTACTTGGTCCAGAGGATATCCATTATTGCCATCAAAAAGTTCATATAGAACTTTTCAAAATAAAACGTCTCGAAAACCTCCTCGAGAAAGTAAAGGAGAAACGGAATGTAGAAGGGTTCTAGAGCTTATTTTTAATAGAAAATTTGATAAGGAGCGTCCAGATTTTTTGCGTAACCCAGTTACAGGAGGTGACTTTAATTTAGAACTAGATTGTTTCAATTCAGATCTCAAAATAGCTGTTGAATATAACGGCATTCAACATTATCAGTATATACCATTTTTTCATAAAAATAAAGAAGCGTTTTTGAATCAAAAGTATAGAGATGACATGAAACGAAGAATTTGTAAAGAGAATGGAATTCTTTTAATTGAAGTACCCTATACAATAAAAATAGAAGATATTAAAGGTTTTATAGAAAAGTCTCTTGTGAATAACTGAATTATCGCATAAAATTTTGAAGATTTATTTGGTATATACCAAATAAATTCTTAATAAATTATTAACTAACTTATTTTAAATTTATTCTATTACATTGATTCTTTTAGAATTTTAACTATTTCTGTCAACTCGTCTATATCTTTCTTTTGTGTTTTAACAACTTCTGTTAAATCGTCTGTATCTTTCTTTTGTGTTTTAACAATACTTGTTAGTTCTTGAACAGATTTTATCAGAGGTATCAATAAATTACCATACGACGCTTCTAGTTTTTCCGGGTTTGATTCATATACTAAATTTAAGTATTTCATATCATATTTTTCTTGTAATTCTTTCAAATCCTGAGCTAAAAAGCCCGTATTGGTTTTATCTTGTTTTTTACTTCCATCAGATACTCCATCATCGTACCATTCTCTCTTATCCCATTTAAATGTTACTGGCTTCAATTCACTGATAAACTCAAGAGAAGAATCTAATTCTTTAACGTCTGCTTTATCTCTTTTATCAGACATCTGATTGAAATTTCCTGAAAATCTTATAGAACTAATATTACCATCTCCTAAAGTAAATTCATTTGAAACAGTAGAATTTGAAGCTTGTGCATTATTTCCTATACATGTGTTATTGTTTCCGCTAGTTATGAAAAAACCGGCCATATAACCAATAGATGTATTATATGTCCCATTATTACGATTCAATGACCCAACTCCAATAGCCGTGTTAAAACGACCATCTGTATTCTCCAAAAGTGATTGATGCCCAATAGCTGTATTTTGTTCACCTGTTACGTTTGCTTTTAATGCATTATTTCCAAAAGCTGTGTTAAAACTTCCTTCTTTATTATTATATAATGTTTCAAACCCAAAAGATGTATTATTATTTCCTATTGTATTGGAAAACATTGATTTAAACCCAACAGCTGCGTTATTAACACCTATTGAGTTCGTACTCAAGCAAGCGTCACCAACAGCTGTATTACCAGATCCTTCGGTGTTTAATAGTAACGAACCAAACCCAATAGCTGTGTTATAATTTCCTGTTGTGTTTGTTTTTAATGAACTACTACCAATAGCTGTGTTAGGTCCTCCTATGTTGTTATATAACGAATTTGCACCAATAGCTGTGTTACTATTTCCTATTTCGTTTAATACTAATGAACTGGCTCCAATGGAAGTGTTATTACGACCTGTTAGGTTGTAATATAACGAATTACTACCAACAGCTGTATTAGAAGTTCCTGTTGTGTTTGATACTAATGAATTGCTACCAACAGCTGTGATTAAATCTGCTGTATTATAAAATAGAGAATTTAATCCAATCGCAGTACACCCGGTTGCTGCTACATTAATATATAAAGAAGCACTACCAACAGCCGTGTTAGCATATCCTGTTTTGTTTTTTAGTAATGCATTTCCACCGATAGCTGTGTTATCATATCCTGTTGTGTTTCCTTGTAATGACTGATATCCAACAACTGAGTTCCTAAATCCTGTTGTGTTTTCTTTTAATGAATTGCTACCAATAGCTGTGTTCCTAAGTCCTGATGTGTTGTTATATAACGAATTACTACCAACAGCTGTATTATCAGTTCCTGTTGTGTTTGCTTGTAATGAATTGCTACCAACAGCTGTGATTAAATCTGCTGTATTATAATATAGAGAATTTAATCCAATCGCAGTACACCCGGTTGCTGATACATTAGTATATAAAGAAGAACTACCAACAGCTGTGTTACGAGAACCTGTTATGTTGTTAAATAACGAATTACTACCAACAGCTGTATTATCAGTTCCTGTTGTGTTTGCTTGTAACGAATTAATACCAACAACTGAGTTCCTAAATCCTGTTGTGTTATCTTTTAATGAATACATACCAACAGCTGTATTAGCATTTCCTTCGGTGTTTGATAGTAACGAACTAAGACCAACAGCTGTGTTATATAATCCTGTTGTGTTTGTTAGTAATGAATTAGTACCAATAGCTGTGTTAGCATTTCCTGATGTGTTTGATTGTAATGAATTAGTACCAACAGCTGTGTTATCATTTCCTTGTGTGTTTGAAGTCAATGAATTACTACCAACAGCTGTGTTATGAGAACCTGTTATGTTGTTATATAACGAATTACTACCAACAGCTGTATTATCAGTTCCTGTTGTGTTTGCTTGTAATGAATTGCTACCAACAGCTGTGATTAAATCTGCTGTATTATAATATAGAGAATTTAATCCAAT